CATGTAGCTGTCTTAGTTTTAAACTCTTGCCATTTAGCGGATGCACCAACAATCATTTTAGACAGTTCTTCGTTTATTGACCCTGTTGTTTTAGAGAACCAACCAGTAACACTATTCCACATATTTATGAAGAATTGGTCAATCGAATCTGTGATGGCGTAAGCTTTTTGGTCTATCCAATCTGCCCATTCATAAAACTCTTTCCACACCTGTTTACCAGAGTCAATAAATCCATTCCACATTTCCTGTCCTTTTTCAATGACTTTTTTCTTCATTTTGTCCCAAGTATTTAATACTTTTCCTGTTTCTCTATCTACTTGAATACCATGTTGTTCAGCTTGGTCTGATGCTTGTTGAATAACTCCATCATGAGTTTCTTCTGCTTTTTGAACAATTTTTTCGTATTGTTCTTCAGCTGCCCTTATAGCTCTTTCTTTCTGTTCTTCAGTAAGGTCAGAACTTTCCATAGCTGTCTTAATAAGTGCGTCTCTTTCTTCTTCTGCACTTTTAATAGTTTTATCTCTAGCACTTTCACTGTCCTTAACTAATTTTTCAACAGCTTCTTTATTAATTGCTATCTTATTATTGTTTAATCTTCTGAGGATTACTTCTTGCTCTACCTCCCCATCAGATAGGGTTTTAACTGTATTTTGAACTGCTTGTTCTTCTAACTTTTCGATTTTATCTAATTCTTCTTCTGTTAGATACCCTCTCTCAGTTAAACCTTTGTTATAGATAGCGTTTATTTCTTTATGATACTCTTCCGTGGATTTCTTAGCCTCGCTGTGCTTATCATCCATTTTTTTGAGGGTTTCTTTTCTCTCTTCCTCAGAGAAAATTCCAATATCATCAAAGAATTGTTGTAGTTCTTCTTTTTCCTCTTTGTGTTGCTGTTCCATTTTCTTTAAAGATTCAGTTCTCATCTGGTCATAGATGTTTTTTAAAGTTGATGCATGACCTTTGTATTTTTCAACTACTGCATCATGTTGTTCTTTAACTTTTTCAGGAATCTCTAAACCACGTTTTTTATAGAAGTTGTATTGGTCTATTGTTATTCTATCTTCTTCTGTTAGTACACCATGTCTTAATTTTGTCATTTGTTTTGATGCGTCTCCTGACAATTTTACATAGTGACCAAGTATCTTTTTAGTGTTTTTAGATATATTTCCCTCTAAAACATCCATAGGTTTAGATGACTGTTTGACAGAGTCTGTCATTTTTTTAAATGCATTTTTAATTCCATCAACACTTTTAACGAGAACATTATCTTCTGGTAATGATTTGTACCAACTTGATATATTATCTTTAAATACTTTTGTAGTGTCTTTAACAACGTCCTTAATAAACCCTATAGCTTTCCCTAACTTCTCAAAAGCATCAATAACAATTTCTTTAATGATAGTTGCTATTGCATTGATTCCCTCACGGAACCAGTCCACTTCTTTATAGGCTTTCATAAATGCTGTACCAATAAGAACTAGTGCTGTAATAGTTAGTCCTATAGGTCCTAGTAAAAACCTAAGTCCTGCACCAAGTACTTTTAGTCCACCAGACATTAATTTTAATGGAGATTTAGCGACTGTTAGTAAGATGCGTCCAAAATCTTTAAAACCTATTCTAGATAGTTTTACGAATTTATCTGTGATTTTTAATGCTACTCCGCCAGCTTTAGCACTTGTACTAAATATACCGAGAGCTAATGACGCTTGGTGTAATACCCCAACAAATAAACTTGCTGTAAATAGTAATGGTCCTAGAACTAATGCTATACCTGCTATAGAAGCTATCATTACTTTAGTTCTATCTGAGGCTCCTTCTATTTTTTTCAGTAGCTTTGTTGTAACATCCATAAGTTTGATTAGGTGTGGTGCTAATGCCTCACCAATTGTTCGACCTGTTGCAAATAGTTGGTTTTTAAATAGTTGTATTTGTGAGCCTAGTGTCTTATATCTTTCCGATGCCTCATCAGATAAAGCTGTTCCTTTTTCCCAACCTTCATTCGCATAACCCTGAGCATCTGCCATAACATTATATCCGTTTGCAAGTCTAAGAACAGCATCTGTTTCTCTAAGTTCCTTAATTCCTAAATCAACTAGAGTTTCTTTAGCGTTACCCCCAGTGTCAATTACTTGTTTAATACCTTTTTCAAATATTAATAGTGCTTGATATGGGTCGTTTTTCCATAATTCAGAGAAGTCTGTAGCTGATACTCCTGCAACTTCTGCAAATTGTTGTAACTTGTCCCCGCCATCCATAACAGCATTATTTATCTTCTGCATTACTTTACTCATTGCAGACCCACCGGATTCAGCTGTTATACCAAGCGAGCTCATCGCTGCACCTAATGCTATAATGTTCTGCTCTGCCATACCTACAGTACGTCCAGTACCGGATAATCTAAGCATATAGTTGGATATTTCATCTTCCTGTGTAGCAAGGTTGTTACCAAGGTTTACAATAGTACTACCTAATTTTCTAAAGTTTTTGTTTGTTTGCTCCATGCCTGTTACGTTTGCAAATCGTGCCATTGCCTGAGATGCATCTTCCACTGACATGTTTGTTGCTACACCCATCTGGATTGCTACCTCTGTGAATCCTGATAGGTTCTTTTTAGCTACCCCTAACTGAGCAGCTAGACCCATAGTCTCAGCTATAAGAGTTGCACTCTCTGGGATTTTTTTTGACATATTCATAATGTCTTTGTCTAGTTGTTTAAATTCTTTTTCTGATGCGTCATTTACTGTCTTACGAACCTGTGCAAAAGCCTCTTCCCAAGCTACTACAGAGCCAATAGAGCCTGCAAATGCTCTCTTTAATGGGAAGGTCATTATAGTTAATCCTGCACCAAATGACATTAGTCCGTTTCTTAATTCAGCTAGTGATGCTCTGCTAACTTTAAGTAGGTTTAAAGTTTTACCTAAAGAAGTTCTCATTGCTTTATCTCTAACTTCAAAATATTTAGCTGATTTTCCAGCTTCTTTTAGACTTTCGCTGTATCTTAAAGTTTGATTTTGCAACTCTTTAATTTTTAATCTTTGTTGAGTAGCCTCAGTACTATAAGCACCAAACCTTTTGACTGTGTTTCTTAGAGTTTGCTCTTCTGTTCTTCTGAGGTTGTTAGTTTTTTTAATTGCTTCTGACAATCTATTTTGTTCGTGAACCGATGCTTTTACGTGTTTGCCTTGTAGCTTGTAGTTTTCTACTTGTGCCTTCATTAATGCGTTAGTGGCTGAAAACTGTTTTCTTAACTTATCTCCTTCTACGTTTAATCTAGCAAAGTCGTCACGATTTTTTCTCATGTTAGCACTCAACATTTGCATTTGAGTTCTAACTCTATCAACATCTTTAGCTAACTTTTCATAAGCAACACTTCCCTTTTGGGTTTGGTTGAGTTGTTTCATTAGCTCTTTTTCTTTAACTTTAAGTTGGTCTAATTGCTTTCCCATAGCTACATAAGTCGTTGATAGACGTTTACTTTCGTCTCCGTGCGTCTTATATATCTTGTTAAGGTTTCTGACCGTTCCTTGAAGTGTATTGAGTCTTCTATTAATTGTAGTTAATGCCGTGTTCATTGGTCTATAATCCATAGACATACCAATTAATATTCCACCATTACCACCGACTCTTCCGTTACTTGCCATTTAATCACACTCTTTTCCGTAATAAAATTTAAAAAAAGGCATAAAAAAATACAGGGAATGTAGCATATCCATTATACTACATCCCCCTTTTTTTATTTTTTAGTTTGGTATTCCATTTAAAAACTCTTCTAAAGACATTTCTCTTTTACCGTCTTTTTCTAGTTGAGCTTTCTTGCCAGCTTTTAATTCTTTAAGTTTGACTTTAGCTTGAACTAAGTCCATTAAATCCTCTTCACTCATACTATCTAGGTCAGCCCATGAATAACCCTCTCTTATAAGAGTGTCTAACATATTACTGTACTCAAAGTAGGACTGCTCCCAAGATAACGTTTTTACTTTCCCTCTTCTGCTTGTTTAATGTCGTCCTCATCAATACCCATAGCCGTCATAATGACTTCATTTAACACACCCATGATTTCATCTGACTCAATTCCATCAAGTAAAGAATCTACCGTTACATCTTTATCATGTTTGAAGATGGCATCCGCAACAATTTCTAACATTTCATTAAGCATGTCAAAACCATCTAGTTCTCCACGCTCTTCTTTAGCATACATTTTCATGATTTGATGAGTTGTACGTGCCATGATTTTTCCTGCTTTATGTGTAGTTTCTGTCCCGTCTTCTCTTAATAGTTTAATCTCGATTTGTTTCTTTTTAGCCATAATTAATATTCTCCTTTAAAATTTTTATGTATAACAACCCCGAAGGGTTGTATTTTAATTATTCTGTAACTTCTGATGTTTTTCCGATTTTATCGAAAGTTGCTAACATAGCTTGACGTTTGTCTTCACCAATTGCTCTTCCGAATACTTTACCGTCTACAGCTACAAATGATGCTGTTAATTCGTCTGGCGATGGTTCAGAAACTGTTTCCTCACTTGTTTCAAACGATTGTTCGTCAAGAGCGAACTTACCTTTCAATAATGCAAAGAATAGTGGTTCTCCTGATAATACGTTAGACTCCATTAAAATACCTGCATAAGGAGCTTTTGTATCTTCTCCACCCCATGTAATCCCATCTTCGTCCTCTTTATAACCAAGTAAAGCGTTTGTTACTTTAGCTGGTAAGTCAAGAACTGACAGAGATAATTCGATTTCACCTGTACCTTGTTGGTGAACAAAATAAGGTAGGTTAGAAGCATATGTTTTTACTGCTTCTGCACTTAATCCTGAGATTGAAGCTGAGACAGTACCACCTTCGTTATGAGTACCTTCTACAACAAATGTATCTGTTACATTGTCGTCTTTGTCGTAGATGAAAAATGTTGCTCTCTTAAATCCTACTGTTGTTGCCATTTAGACATTCCTCCATTTTTTAATATAAATTGTTTCTATAATTATATTGCCGAGTTATAGTAATCAGATTATTATAATCAGGGTCAGTACTATCATAACCAGTCGAAAAGTAATAGCCATATTCCTCTAACTTACGTTCCATCTTAACGATTTCACTTTCATAATCTGTTTCATCATAGTCAGCAAAGTAAAACTGTACTTGAAACCTCTCTTTAGTAAAAGAGGTTTTATTGCTTGAATGCCCTCTAGGAGAACTAATAACCGTATTAATCTTCACTAGGGGAGCACTATTTATAATATCTAATTTTTCTGGAATTGATAATAAATAAATATTTTTTTCAGGTATTACATCCTTCATTGACTCAACAATAAGGTCTTGTAATCTTCTTGCAATTTGAATACCTAACGCCATATTTTACTCATCTCCTCTAAAGCTACTTTTTTGATAATTCTAACTGTTTCTTTTTCTCCCTGAGCAACTGCTTTTTCAAAAAAGAACTGAGGTTTAATATGGACTGTTCCATTATTGACAAACACTGCTCTCCAATGAGTATCCTTACCATAACCAACCACATAAGAGTCTTCTCGCTTTTGCCACTTAACATCATCTTTAAGTCGTGTTAAAGAATATGGCGTGTTTGGACCGTATTTATCTGGTCTTCTAGGTTCAGGTCCAACCGGTGTGTGAGACTCTACAACAGATGCCATATGTTTGGCTCCTTCACGTAAAGCTTTATTACCAGCGTTTTCTTTGTATTTAGATAAGTTGTTTAACAAGTTTCTAACATCATCATCCATCATTACAACATAATTACCGCCTCTAGGTTCTTTCATATTATGTCTTATCCTTTAGAGTAATCATGTCAAATTCTTCTCTGTCATCATCTGGGATATATTGATGAATGTCGTAGATTTGACCTTTGATTTTTACTTTCATTGTGTTGTTGATTTCATGTCTTTGTCTATGTCTAATGATGATGGTTTTTCTTATTTCATGACCTGTTCCAACACTTTCCTTTACATCTCTTATAGAGTGCCTAGTAAAAGCACACCAACAAGAGAATAGTTCTACGGCAACCTCTCTAACTGTTCCACGAGGCGTCTTCTCTTCTCTCATTTCCATAAATGTACATCTATGTCTTAGCTTTCCTGCATCGTTTAACAAAGCCATTAATCATCAGCTCTTTTCAGTTTCTGGTTATAATCCACAGAGTCAATTGGAGCAAAGAAGGTTGTACTTTCCGGTGGAGTGTCTTCACCTTTAACCGATGTCCAAGTGTCAACCACCTCAGAACGATAAAACCTTGCAAGTTCCCTATTATAACCATAATACATATTCTCGAAATTACTTTCGTCAATTCCTGTAAAAGCAATTTGCCAGTTTCTGTGAGGGTCTAAAAGACCTTGGAAAACATATGACATCTCCTTTACGTTTGACCTTGGAGACATAATTGTTCTGTCTTCATACCACTGACCAATCAATTGTAACCTAGCTAAATCAAACTCTGCCGGATACGGGTCTCCGTACGATTCAAATTTAGAGTTTAAGTAACTCTCTGTAAACGACTTAGAAGCTGTAATTAATAAATTAATATAATTGTCTTCCTCGTCATGGTCAACTTTAAGAAATTCATTTTTAACCATTTCTAAACTCAGCATGTTTAACCTCCTTTATAAATTTATCCCAGTCAGTTCTATAAAGCCCAACGTTAGAACTTAAATCTTCATGGGTAAATGGATTTAAAATATCTACTATTCCATTTTTATATAATTCTAAAGATAGGTCATACTCAAAGTCTCTTTCATTATCTTTTTTACATGTCTCATAATTATCAGTTAGAATAACATCTTTTAGAAATCTTACTCTTAACATATGACTACCTACTTTCTATATGTATAAAGGGGACGTATCCCCTTATTTATTACTTAGTGCTTGCGTGTACAAGTGCTTCAGGGTTAATTACGGCACCGTCCATGTAACCATCAAGAGCTACAAGTTGAGTTCCGTTAAGTGTTTGTTGAGTGTCGCCTGAAACGTGTTTAAGAGCCATACCTTTCTTAACCATGATACCGTATGCAGCACCAATGTTACCAAATAGGATTCCGTCTTCTTTTGTTAACATATCAGAGATATGAACTGGATATCCGAATAAAGTACGTCCGATACGTCCGTTTACAGTACCATCTTGCATTAGGTATTCAAGGTCTTGACCTTTAACTTTAGCAATTTCGTTATATACTTCACGAGATACGTAAAACGCTGAACCATTAAGGTAGTAAGGATTTAACGAGTTTACAATGTCGATGAAGTTCTCTGGAGCTAGTGTAGCAGAGATTTTCACTTTGTTGTAACCTTCTTGTGCTAATGCTTTTTTAGAGATTAGACCTTCAAATCCATCTTCGTCTCCCTCACCTTTAAAGATTGATTTCTCAATCGCACGAGCTGTTCTACGAGCAAGTAAGTCAGCTGAGTATCCTAGTAAATCCATCGCTGAGTCATTTAGTAACTGTTGAGTTAATGTTACCGCAGCACCTACACGTTTTTGAGTTAAAGTAACGTGAGAGAATTTTAGAGCGATAGATGGAATCTCTTGGTTTTCACCAACGAAACCAGCTTGGTCGTCCGTGTTCTCTTTAGCGATTTTTAATACTCCGTTTACAGAAGGGTACTTACGAGCCTCTGCAAATACAGGTGACACTTCTTCCATTTTAGTTAAAATTCCTTCTGCTAAGTGTTCAGGAATTAATACATCTCCATCATTTGTTGTGTTCACGTATTGAGCACGTGATTCCACACCAGCAAAATCTTTACGTACAAATGATTCCACTGCACGTAATTCTTCTTTTTGAACTTCTAAATTTTTGTTGTTTTCCATTTTATATGAAGCCTCCATAATTTTATTGTTTCTAATTTCTTTAATTTTACTATCGATATCTAGGACTTTTGTTCTCAAACCCTCAATATCTTTTGAGTTTTTTAAATCTCTAGTCTCTGATTCTAAAGATTCGATTTCATCAAGTAATTGGTTGCGTTCCTCTTTAAGTTCTTTGATAGTCTTCATTACTTCCGACCTTTCAATTCACGCATTCTTCTTTCAAACGAATCGAAAGAAAGTGACCTACCCTCTTCTGAAGTCTCTGTATTTGATGCCTCGGCACCATCTTCTTCTGGAATTGTTTCTGGTTCTGGTTCAACAGGTGTTTCTTCAACTGTTTCTGACTCTCCACCTTGAACACCAGGAACTTCATCAGGGTCTGAACCATCAAACTGTTTTAATCGGTCATCAACTTCTGATTCTGGAAGGTTTGTTTGCTTACCTTCTTCATCTACGCCCTTAACATTTGTGTCATGATTATAAGAACCTTTATCGTCGATTTCTTTATCATTAAAATATTTTCCTAATGGTTCATCTTTCTTAATACGTTTAAAATCTTCTTCGTTTTCTGCTTGTTCTGCTGTTAATTGTCCTACAGCGTAATTATCTTTTTGTGCTGAAACTTCATTTCCGTCTTTATCTTTACCAATAGTACCACGTAACTCACGCATTTCATTAGTTAAAGAACGCATAGTTTCAACAAGTTCTTTCATGTATTCGTTATCCATTTTGTCCTCCTTTTGAACAATGTCAGGAATGATTGTTTCATCAACAATATCTAATCCACGGCTTGCAATTGTTGATTGTGCATAAGCTGGTGTTCTCACTGCCGACACTTCAAATAACTCTAAATCATTAATATTTCTTTCATATAAATCATCTGAAATTTTTTCCCAAACATCGTCCACCACTTTAAAACCAAATGACATATTTGTAATAAGTCCGCTAGAAATCATCTCAAACCAATCTCGACCTACCGAAGTGTTGATTATTTTAGCTTCCATTCTTAAACCAATGTCGTCTTCTTCGAGTTTTAAAGTTCCGTTTTTTGTTGATGCTAATACTAAATCAGGGTTGTGGTCTGCTAAAAAATCAATGTCTTCCATTGAGTTTTCTAACGCTCGTTTAAAAGAGCCTTTAGAAATTTTTTCTTTAAATCTTTTAACAATACCTAACTCTTCACTGTACTGCTCAGTTTTATTTACATATCCGGAAACAATCATGTCTCCATCACTTTTAACTCTCGTGTCCCTAATACGGAACTCAACTGTATCTTTCATGTAGTTAATGCACCTCCTTACTCATTACTTTCAACCTCTTGTTCGACTTCTGTTTTATCATCTTGGTCATCCTTATGAACCACCTCGATTTTTTCATCTATCTTTTTTTCTTCGACTGGTTGTTTATTATTAAATCCATTTAATATATCCATATCGTTAGGGTCTAGGCTTTGCCCCATGTTAGGAAGTGTCATTATACGTGTTTCTTCATTGTACATAACTGCACCAATTGACCACATAAAGTAACTATCTTTAATCTCTTTGTAGCCGTGTCTTCTACGTGCCTCATTGATATTGATAATTCCACCTTTAAGAGCTTCAATAGTGCTTTGAATTTTTTCTCTTTCAGTAGTAACGAGAATATCATCTGTATTTATCTTGATTTTAAATCCTTGTTTTTTCTCAGATTCTAATAAAATAGAACGTTCAAAAGCATTTTCTATCGCTGAAATAATAGGTGATAATGTATACTGTAATAAATGAATGTTATTTTGTTCATTTGAGTTATACTTGTTACTATCTGAGTTAATCATACTTTCTGGAATATTAAAAATTCTAGCAATATCTGAAAGAGTTGTTTTCTTACTTGAAGTAAGCTCTAGTTCGTTGGGGTTTAGTGATACTGGTTTATAGTTAACACCATCTTCTAGGATAACTGTCTTCCCTGCATTTCCTGAGCCACCATAGTTTCCTACCCAACTATCCTTAATATTCTTAATAGCCTTCTCAGTTAGTTTTGTAGGAACCTCTAGAATTGATAATGGAACTGAACCATTCTCTAATAATGAGCTACTGTAAGACTGTTGTCTTAAAGCTAACTCTAATAAATCACTATTCAATTTCAAAATTCCATCGGATTTTAGTCCGTCTCTAGTATTTTTTAATACAATAATTAGCTCTTCTGGAGCCAACTCAACTGAAACTCTTCCATCCGGTCCCATTATTTCAATAACACCGTCAGTTAAGAATGGTTTATCGTTTCTAGAATACTCTTTTATATTGACTTTATCAGCGTCAATATGGTACAATCCAATTAGTTCATTCCTATTCCATTCAGGATAAAGATAAGAACTACCGTAAAATAAGTAATCCATCACTATTCTTTTTTTAAAGTTTATACCATTCATTAAATTGTTTGGTTCTTTATTTAAAAGAAATTGCCTTCTGTCATCTTCTAATGTATTTACTTCTCCTTTTTCATCTGTTCGATAAATCTGGATAGGTAAACGTGCTATTGTAGAGGCGATAATATCTGCTGAGGCTGCGACTGCTGAAATAGACATCGCTTCTTCCTCACTTATCCTGGTTCCCCCTGCATTATGAGTTCCTACAATACCGACACCGCCAAAAGAATCTTTTGTTTGTATTTTAGGATTATTTTTATAAAACCCGTTCATTACTGTGTTTAAAATGCCCAATTATGTTTTACCTCCTCTACAATATTATAAGTCCTCTATCTTCATAAGAACTTGTTAAAAGTCCTTCTTCTATATCTCTATTCCATAAAAATACAGCATCTACTGTTGAGAATACCATATCAATCTTACCCGTACTTGATTTTTTAGTTACATAAATACCCATATTAGTATTTACAAGTTGTTTAGCGTTTTTAAAGTTATTTTCCAAAAGTTCATTGTGAGTATAATGAAAATCTTCATTTAGAATTTTATCTCTCATTAACTTAAAAGGCGTTCCTAGGAATCTGTCAGTTTGTGGAACATCTATACAATCATAATCGCCCTCTTCTTCCCATCTCCGCTTGGATGAGTTGGCGTTACGTCTGTCATATCCTATTCCTCTAATATGAACTCCATACTCACTCTCAATATTTAACACAAAATCTTCTACGAATCTCTGGTCAATAGTTCTGTCTCCTGTTAGGAAACACCAACCATTATCTCTCATTCTATAGTAATCTATTCTTTCAGATTTAGACTTTTCGGATGCTCTATCTTCTGGTATAAATGACCATGACTTGACATAAAATTTCTCTTTTTCTTGGTCATAATGCACCATGGATACTGCCGTATTATCTATTGTTTCTGCTAAATCCACTCCAACATATACTTCTTTACCTTCCCAATCAAAATCATCAATTCTATTCTTTTGAAAATCATCAATGTTTACGAAGTTTTCGTTAACATCTCCATCTACAAATATGTTTAAATGTTTAGTTAAAAAGTTTGATTTTGCACTTGGATTTTCCAAAGCTATATTTCTCTGTCTGATTAAAAAATCAAAGTTGTCTGTTACGTCGTAACATAGCGGATTGGCTTGATACAGTGTTTTATCGCTCATCCAATCTTTTGCATCATCTGGCTTATACAGTAAAGAAAATACTGTGTCATCCTCTATTATTCCATCTAAAACTTTCTCTGCATAATCCACTTCTTGTGTCATAGGATTATCTGTGCTTTGATACGCTGTAGATATTAAAATACCACTTCTGTTAGTCATATTCATTTGAGATGAAACCATTGAATCAATAGGTCCTCTGTCTGGTAAAGCTCCAACTTCCATTGGTTACTACCTTATGTCACCATAAGGATTAGACTATATCATAATCTTAATCACTGTTACCGCAATTAAGACCCCTCCCGTTTCCAAAATAAAAAAGGCTTTTACCCCATTTTAAAATGTACTCTACTAAGTTCCTGATACGTATATTTCTTACGTATAGTCTTTTCGATAGTCGTTGCACGTTTCCTTTTAAAGGACTTCGCTCATGATTGTCTTGCATTTAACAAGAGTTCCCATGAATTAAAGAGGTTTATTTTCTATATGTCACCACATAGGCGGACAAAGTTTATCCGCAACAAATACGTTTGCTTTTCT